ATGAGTTATATGATATAAATATTTTATTGTTTATTCGGGCGGCATCAAAATTGTTGTGGCTAGTTTCTACGTCTGATGTAAAGGTTTGTTCTGTTTCTATTGTTTCTGGGTTTAGAATGTTAATTTTTCTAAATTTAATGTCTGTTGAATCTATGTAGATAATGTATATTGTATTTTCTATATTAACTACACGAGGATGAGTTCCTGTGGCTGATATTAGAGAATCTGATAGGAGGAAGTTGCAGTTAGCGTTGTCTACTAGTGATACTCGTACTCCTGAAGAATCTTGATATGTAAATACATTAATGTTTTCTACGGTTATTGTGTCTATGTTTATTTGTTGTTTATTGTTTCTTAAGATGGATTTAGATTCTGGAAAGGCTGTAAAAACTCTTCCTTTGTTTGTCCATTTATTGACGGATTCTGAATAGGAATAGTAATTTGTAGTAGTGAACAGTCCTAGTTCATTTTCAAATACTGATAGGAATTTTGCTCCTAGGATTTCATCGTTGTTGAAAAGTTTTGTATCTACTAGGGAATATCCTTTTCGTTTTAGAAGTTTTTGAGGAGTGTCGAATATAGTATTTTCTAATACGCGAAGACCTGATAGTTGATCTTGTTGTTTGTCAGATTTTGTTTGAAGTCCTGCTGCAAAAGGAACAGGAATATTATTTTTAACTAAAGGCATTAGTTAGTTCCTTAAGAGATAAACCAGTTAGAGTCGCCGTCTGTTACTAACATCCAAGATCCATTGTTTGAATCTAGAACTTGAGAGGATAGACCGTCTATTAGGTCAGATCCTGTGCGATTTACTGTGATGTTGTTTGTGTTTGAAGTTCCGGTAGCATCTTTAATTATGTATATACGACCTGCTGTTACTGATGAAGCTTCTGGTAGGGTAATGGCTCTAGGAGCTGTTGTGTTTACTATTAAGTATACGAACGTGGATGAAGGTGCTATTGTTAGGTTTGAGGCTACGTTTTGAGGTTCTACGATTTGTGCATTTCCTGGGAGGGATACGATTCCGCCGCCGTCGGTTAATTGTATGGCTACTCCGGAGTCGTTGGTGTAGTATAAATCTCCTGAGAATGTTGATATTGATGAGGCGAATGTGGAGCCTGATGGAGCTGAGAGTTGATCTTCAAAGTTTACTAGCTTTAAACTTAGAGCAGCGTTTTCATTGAAATCTAGATCTGCGTTAATGTTTAAGCCTGCAGTCGGGACTTTTACACCTTTACCTGATGAGTGGTCGTGTGCGTCTATAACTTCGAATGCGGCATTTACTTGTGTTGCCCAGGTTGGTCCTAGGGTTACTGTAACTGTTGGCAGTTCTAGGTTTAGGAAGGTTGTAGCCATTTATGATTCCTTATTAGGTTCTAGTATTATTGGTTTGTACATTAATAGTTTTTCTAAATGCTGAATCTTTTCGGCTAGAGAAGAAATTTGCTGCTGCTGAAGTTGCATAATAGCATGGCATTTATTTAGTTCATTGTGAGATTGCTCTAGTTCTTTTAAAATATCCATAGATCTACTTTTACTGAGTGAGATACGGCTAGGGATAGAGTTTTTGTAGGATTTCGATTAAAATCTTGAACGTCCCAGATTCTAGCATCGGCTCTTTTACGTACTATAATCCATCCTAAAGGTTTTCGTCCTAGAGAGTGTTTTACTTCATTGCTGATGGAAGGTTCTAGGCATACATCTTTTAGTAGAACGCCGTCGATTATTGCTTTGTTTATTATAGGAGCAATGGCGTTTTCTACGTTTTGCTGTACTTTTTGTAGTTCTGGATCTTTTGCTCCTACTTTTTTAAAATCAGTTAGGGAGCCTGTTTTTACTCCCATTATGAATTTGACCTTCCATAGAAATGACTGTCATTTTCTAAGGTAACGTCTTGGATGGATTCTGAATTTTCTACGTCTCGGTTTTGAGATACTTCTTCTATTCGGCGTTTTAGCAGTTGTTTTTCGTTGAATAGGATTGTTACGTCTGATTCTTCTTTGTTTAGCATTTTGATAGCGCAGTCTACTATTACGTATTCTATCCAGCCGTTGAAGTCGTTGTATGTATCAGCGTCGTTTACTAGAGTAGTAGCGCGTGGAATGTACCAGACTTGTATTTCTGTGTTTTGATCTGGAGCTGGGGAGAATCTTAGGTTTGATCCTACAAGACGGTATCGAACATTGTTGATTCCAATTTGATTCCATGATCCTGCGTTTTGAAATCTGTTTCGTTCGTTGAAGTTGAATTTTTTTAAAGTTGTAAACTCGTCTCCGTTAAGAGCTGCGTCTAATGCTCGGAGTTTGTAGAAGTCTTGATCTACTATGATAGTATCTAGGTCGTATGATTTTTGACCAGCGACTGATTGAAATGTGATATCTTTAACGTAGTAGTCTGATCCGTAAGATTGGACTAGCATGTCGTGTAGTTCTGATATTGATTGGTTGATGTAGAATGTTAGTTCGTTGTCTTCTACGAATTTAGATTCTTTCATATCGGCTCGTTCTCTACATCTTTGCTTAATTTCTGAAAGTGTTAGGGTAGCCATGTTGTCCTTTAAAGAAATAACGCCGCAGATTGTTGGTCTACGGCGTCAGGTATTAATCTTCTTTTTTGCCCATCATTTCTTTATGCTCTTCGGCGTGGTATTGCATGTTGTGATCTTCCATTGCAGATTCTACCATCATAGATACGAAGTTTTGTAGCGAGGATTGAAATGTTGATGCGTCTTTTGATTCTGCGGCTTGCATTAGTTCTTGTACTGCTTGCCGTAGACCTTCAGAGTAATCTGCTTCAGGTTTAGTTCGCATTTGCATGTGATCTGCGCCTTTGGCGGATTCGTTGTGGTCTTTCATTCGATCGTAGGAGTCAGAGCCTTTGAGACGTTTGATTACGTACTCTACTGCACCGATTTTTCGATCTTTAAGAGGTAAAGGCATTGTTGCTCCTTTACTTGACTACTGAAGTGTTTTTCAAAGTAAGTTCGATGTAGATTTCAGTAGACGCTTGAGCCGCTGAAGATTCTACAACTACAGTTTTAGCTGATTGTACATCTGCTGAGTCTACGTGCCAAGTAGCTGTTACGCCGCCAATGACTGAAACTCCGATGATGTCATTGTATTTATCTTCTAAAGTTACTGTGTATGCGTTTGCAGCGTGAGCTACTGATGCGATACCTGTTCCTACTGAAGATACAACGTCGGCTGATCCGTCTGTTGTTACTTTTACTTGAAGTTTTTTAACTTCTTTTTGTAGTGCTTGCATTCTGTGAAATTGTCTGTTAGCCATGAGAGGCTCCTTTTAGTCTCCGGAGAGCGATGAAAAGCCTAGAGCCTGTTAAGACTCTAGACTGTTAGTAATTATTAAAGTGCGATTGTAGCATTAAAGCCTGGCGCACGACAACCAAGCTGGGCATAATAGCCAACACGTACTTCAACAGCGTCTGCATTAGACTCTCTTAGCATACGAAGTCCATCAGAATCTAAAATCTTAGGACATTTACCAAGGCTGTAAAGTTTCCAGAAGCTCATTGATAGCATGAACGCTCTGTCTTGTGGACAGTTTTGATCTGGGATTACAGTAATAGGTCCACGAGGTCCGTGAATTTTAATTCCTCTGAATCCGATTTCTGGGTTAACGTGCTTGTCTACGTATTGTACTTTTGCTCCAAGAGCTTTTTCTAATTCAGAAAACTTTGAGTAGCTCATGAAACAGTAATCAGGTCGTCCACCTTCTCTAGCAACTCTAGCGGCTGCGTCAACAAGGGCTTCTTCAATTGGATCGGCTGAACCGTCAAATCTAATACCAGCAAGACGAGTAGCGTCTGCAGATCTGTTTACTCCAAAAAAGTTATCAGCTCCTGAAGGTGCTGTTTCTGGAAGCCATGCTCTTAGACCTTTAATTTTAAGATCGTAATCGCCTTCTTGGAAGATGAAGTCGTTAGAAGCAGAACCTGATCCACCAGCAATAGCTGTCATAGCATCTACTGTAAGTGTTCCTGAATCTCTGTCTACGCCTGTAACTGAAACTTTACCAGATTTTACAGCTCCGCCGCCTTCTGCAGTAGAGAATACAACTTCCATTCCTACTTCAAAGTTAGTAACGTCTTCTAAGCTTTTTAAAACGATAGAAGTACCTGTAGAACCTGTAGTAACTTGACCACGAGAACCTGAACCGTTTCCGTAAAGGTCGATTGCTAACGCTCTTGTTGCAGATTCAATTGCACCGTCGATTTCAGTAGTAGCAGCTTCAAGAAATGCGTTGCTGTTACCTTTAGAAGCGTCGATAGTTTCATTGTCAATGCTGGCAAGAGAGTAATCTTTTGATCTAGTTAGTAAAAAGGCTTTGTATTGTGAGTTTGTTTTGTTAGATTGTGCAGTTGCGAAGGTTGCAGATCTACCTTGAGGAATCCCGTATTTAATTGGAAGCTTGAGGTTTTCGCCGCCGAATTGCTCATACTTTGGAAGCATTGCAAGAAAAGGATTGTCTTTGTAAACCATGTTTTCTACACGATCGTTAGTGTAATGTTGTTTTAATACTGGTTGAAATGATGATAAGTCTAATGACATTGTTATCTCCGTGATTGTTTAGTTAATGTTAAAGTTCTGCTTTTGCTTGTTAGTCTTCCCATCGAATTTGTTTTGCAAGTTCGGCGATGGACTCTTCTCTTGATAACAATTTGTCAGACCTTGTTTGAGTACTCGTGGCTGAATGCGAGTTTGACAGAGTTGGCGACTGTCGTTGTTGTGGAGCCTGTGGCGCTGGTGCGGCTGGAGTCAATCGTGACTTCAATTTTTTGGATTTCTCTAGAACCTTCTGTAGTTCTTCTTCTAGGTATTGCTCTACTTGAGATGCTGCCTCTGCGGTGTCGAGGATTCTCCCATTTTCTTCGTAGTATTGTTCTATGACATCATAAACTAGATCTACTGCATCATTGGCTTGTATTAGTTCGTAGTCTTCGCTTGAGTTTACAAAGTCTTTTATATCCGCTTTGAAGCTATTGAGGGTTTCTTGATATTTAGCTTCTTCTTCTTGTCTTTCTTTTTGTGTTAGTTTTTGCTCTAGTTCTTCAAACTTTGATTTATAGTCTGATTCCATTTCTTCTCTCATGAGACGCATTTGCATATCTTGAGACATTTGACCATCGTTTAATACCATTTTAGTCAGGTCTTCGTAGCTGTATCCTATTTCTTCTAACGTCTTGAGGGGATCTTTTTTTAATCTATATTCTAATGGCGGAAGTGCTGGTTCTACAGGTTCTGCATTTTTTGCGGCTTCCATTTCTGCCATACGCGCTTCAAATTGTGCGATTCGGTCTTCTACTTGTCGTTCTTTTGCTCTTAGGTCTTTTTCTTTTCTACTAAGGGCTGCAAACTTTGAAGAAAATTGATCTTTTTCTTCTTCTACTGGTTTTTCTTGCGAGTGATCTTCGGCTTCGATGTCGTAACTGTTGAGGGTTTTAGCTGCTTGTGAATCGTGCATTTTTTCTTCCAGTGCATTTGAAATTGCGTTGGATGAGATGTCTACGTTTTCACTTAGGACTTCGTTACTTACTTGATAGTTTCCTGAATCTTCTGACATGTGTACTCCTGAATGTTGTTATAAATTGCTGTGTTGAGCTTATGCTCGGCTTAAAGCCTGTATTAGTGTAGGTATGTTATGCACCTGGAGCAAGTGGTTCTTGATCTCCTGGGATGTTAGTGCCTGGTGTTTCTACTAGAGGTTGCTGTTCTGCAATAGCTTGCTGGGCTTCCATTTCTTGTTGGGCAAGTATGTCTGGTCTTTGTTCCATTGGTGCATTACTGATAGGGACTGCAGTTTGAGGCATTGGAGGAGCTGGATTAACGCCTTCTACGGCTTTCGTTAATAGACCTTGTGCATCTTCCATCCAACGTCTTAGTAGTT